CGCTTCTGTGAATGGCGCTCAGTTATTGGGTGCTGTCACGGAGCGTATTATGGCGGAGCATCCTAATCTGAAAGGACAGTCTCAATACTATGATGCTGACTTTGTACTTGACTTCGTGTCTTTGTACATCGTCAATGTCCAAGATCCGATTGTCCGGACACCGGAATTAGTCCAAGAATATATTCAACATTTTCCTCCCAACAAGGCCAAATGCATGGCCGCTTATAACGAACTTTACGAACGCCACCGTCCTGCATTGAATGATAAAGTGTTTAAGACGACGAAACTCAAGATTAAAGCAGATGAACATCTAGTTCGGCCTTCTGGGGAATTCAAAGCGCGAACTATAGCTAATGTCGAACCGTTGGTGCAACTCGCAATAGGTCCAATATTGCGCGAAGCAACTCGACGCTTGCATGTGTTGTGGGATTTGACCGCCGAGCCTATTCAGCTCATTCGGGGCGAAACAAAATGGATATTATTCCCTTTGTTTTGCACTGGGTGGACTGATCAGAAACTTGGTGCGATAATTGAAGCCGCAGCGGCTAGAACCAACTCCATCCACATCGCTGTGGTTGGAGATGATTCTATTGTTGTGGTGAATCACAATGGCGAGCTTACATTCTATTGGGCAGACTTTTCTGCGTTTGACCAATCACAAGGCCCGTGTGTTTTGTGGTTGGAATATGCAGTCTTGCGAGCCTTAGGATGTGAGCAAGACGTTTGTGATATGTTGCGACACATATCGGCAGTACCCTATAAATTCCGTGATGGTTCTGGCAACTGGTTGAAAGTGGATCGCTTTAAAAGGCCTTCACGTGATACTGGTGCACCAGATACAACGATTGGTAACAGCATTAGCAACATGTCAGCTTGGACGTGCTGTATTGATGCTTTAATTGATGGTGTTACCGAGCCAACTGTTTTCGAGTCCTTGTTTTTACAACTTGGATTCAAAATCAAGTTGGGTTGTTCAACTGATGTTCGTGACGCTTCTTTCTTGAAAGGAATGTTTTATCGTCTTCCCTCGGGCGCGCATGTCTGGGGACCTTTACCTAGCCGATTCCTTAAGATTGGCAAATGCATTACTGACCCGCGTACTATCTACCAAATTCCCGACTTATCCGAAGCGTGTTTGCGTCATGCCGCAAGTCTGGCAGCAACTTATCGAATGTATTCTCAGGTACCTTTACTTAATGAATTTGTGCGCCGCTTCACTCGCGAGGGTGTGGAAAGTGCGCATAGACAAATTGAGTTTATGGTGACTGGAACTTCACAAGATTTGTTTGACCCACTGCTAGATGTGGCTGCTTACTATAAAATTGATCCGGTCTGGTTCGTTGAAGCTGAACGGATGCTTCGCGATGCTCCTCTATTCACGTTCTTCGAGCATCCCTTGTTCAATGTCCTTGCGCGGGACTATAATTGAACAGAGCGGACCTATGGTGATAAGTGTGTTTTTGTTTACCAAACGTACTTAAGTTTTCGATGTTGAATACGACTGAGAGAGAGCAGTTGTTGCGTGAGGAGGTTTTTAAGAAGAGGGCGGTATTAGGTTCTACTCAAACCGGTAGTGATTGGTGTTTGAAGGCGTTGCATCCTTCAGATCCAATGACGGAGGTGCGCGGAATTCCAGATAACTCAAACATTCCAACAGTTTGTATGAATTATCAGGCAGTTCTTACCATTTCTCCTAACTCTGGGGCGACGACACCATGGTCCTTTGAGGCTTCGCTATTGCCTCATCCTGTCAATTTTATGGTTGCAGATGTTAGTGATTCGATTACACCGAACGGCACTTATTTTAATTGCCCGAACGTGCAAATATTACCAGCACCGGCTACCCATGCTGATAGGTATGAAGCTTTTAGGTCGATGTTTCAGAGATGGCGTCTAGCTTATATGAGTGTAACTTGTTACCAAGATGGACCCGATTTGGCTAATCAGGGTACCTTGTGCGTGAGCCAACCTGCTGTGAGGCCTATTGAAGCTTACTTAACTTCATATCCTCCTGGTGGAGCGGTTTGGAATCAAGGTGAGTACAAGACTGTTGGTTATACAGAGGAAGATTTGCCTGCTTATGCTGCT